CTTCCGCACGGGCGCCGATTCCGGCGAAGCGCGGGCATTGTCCTTGAGCGGGAAGAGACCTTGCCAGCCGTTCAGCACGGACTGATTCACGATCGCCACCTTGAGCGCGTCGTCGGACGCCGCCAGCTTGTCCAGCTCCAGTAAGGCGAGATGCAGGCCGTGAGCAGACAACGGCTTGCGTATTGCCCTGCGGGACTCCACAAAGGCGGTGAGCGCTTCCCGCAGCTCTTGATTCTCTGTGTAGCCGTCAATCTGTGCCTGACTCTCTGTCTTCGTAACTTGAGACGAGCGAGAGCGAGACGGAGCATCCCTGCCCCCCTCAAGGGGGGGCGTATGGGGGGTATTATTAAATTCTTGTTTCTTTTCTTTTATTTTCTTTTCTTTAGGTGCATTTGCATCCATTTGCATCGTTTGCATTGCATCGGATGCACTTGCATCATTTGCACTCCACCGAGATTTTGCAGCAGCCTGTCTTTTTTCGCTGATATTTGAACGCCTTACGCTATCACGGTCAAAAGCCGCACGGAAAAAGCCGAAAGCCATGCGTACCATCGGATCGCTGATTTCAGGTTCTTGTCCAAGGTTGTATTCAAACATGGCATCGAGCAGTCGCCCCTTCTGCTCAAGGCTCATGCCCTTGATTGGTTCGTACTGATCAGGAAAGAGCAAAAAGCCCTTGTGTTCTTTTTTATTTTCTGTCATGATTACCTCACCTGATTCTCCTTCCGTTAAAGGTTTGTTGAACAGGTGTTGCTCTCGTGTGTGGGGTAGCAACTGGTCGCCGTGGACTTGCTTGGAGCCTGTCTACGGCGTCCTTTTTTTTAGTTCCAAAAGCGTCCGACAAAAAATCCCAAGCTGGCCATGATGATGAACATTCCACCCAGAATCAACGACTCGTCCATTCCTCGTCCCCTTCCTCGTAGATAACCTTCTCGCAGTATTCACATCTGACCTTGCCGTTCTGCAAAAGACAGCCGCGCCGCTTCTCCACCCATCGAGCGGGCTTTCCGTCGGTACCGCGTTTTGCGCATGGTCGGATATCCGAATGCCCCTTGCACGCCTCGCGGACATAATCCTCGGCTGTCTGGATCACCTCGCCCGTCTCCGGATCGACGCGATCGATCAGGCCCAAGTCCTTGTGAACATCGAATTTAAGACGGCAGAGAATTTTCATTTTCGCGCATCTTTTCAGAGATCAAAAAGTCATAGAGCTTTTCCCCTATGCTTTTGATTTTGCGCTTGTCGCGCATAAACTTCGACAGGCTCACGGGATGAATGCCAAGCTCAGCAGCCAGTTGTTTTTGTGTCCAACCCGACTTCTTCAAAAACTGGTTTGTTTCATTGACTATGTTCATGCCCCTAGAAATAGCCTTTTGGCTAATCTTTGTCAAGCTAAAAAGTTTTTTGGGTAATTGCCGATAATTAGTCAGTTCGCTAATTTTTGGCAAAGGAGCCGAAAGCCATGTGTACGCCAGAAGAAATCAGGGCATATTTTACTTCGCTCATTGGTCGAGGCCGAAGGTTTGAAACCCAAGTCGCGATGGCGAAATTCTTGGGTCTGCAAACATCCACCGCAACCACGCTCTACAAGTTTTTGAAAGGGCGAAACACGGCTTTTAACCTTGTGATGACATGGTTTGGAATGCTAGGCGGAAGCGTACTGCTACCAGATGAAAAGATGGATGACTTCGCATTGATTCCGCGAGTAGAAGCCATAGCAGGAGCTGGATCAAGCCTTGAAACAAACGGCAATGTCGCCGGCGTTTACGCTTTCAGAAAAGAATTTTTGCGACGCCTCCATATATCAGAAAGGCATGCCGTCATGATGTATGTCAAAGGCGATTCTATGATGCCAATGATTTCAGATGGCGACACAATCCTGATTGATCAGAACGACAAGGAGCCACGCGAAGGATATTTTTATGTGTGCGGTTTTGCAGAAGATTTGATGGTAAAGAAACTCCAAAGAACGCCACGCGGATGGAAAATATGCAGCTTGAATCCTGAATACCTACCAATCGTTGTCGAAGGAGACGACCTAGACAATTTTCGGGTATATGGCCGTGTTCGCTGGATAGGCAGAGTCGTTTAGAAAAAAAATCTGAAACTTTTTTGTTATACATCCCGCTATTTTGCGGGATTTTTTTGTCTTTTTTTATTACCCAAAAAGATTTTTTTATTGACATGAATTAGCGTTTTGGCTATTTTGGACTTGCGAACGGTGATCCACCGCCGCCGTAAGCCCGACGACAGCAGGGGCATGGGGAGACAAGCTGTGACGAGCAGCCGCTGTGCCAGAGACGGGGGCCGAACCGACCAACAGGGCCTGAACTTCAAAACTTGATTCTCATTTATGAGACACAAACCTGTTTGTCTCTCATTTTTCGCATTTTTTGCGCAACAAAATCATCCCCGCAGGTATGCAGTCCCGTACAAGCGCCTGCGGCCCCCGTTCGGTTCGCCGGACGGTACGCCCCCGCCCGTTCCGAAGCACTAGGTTCCACCTGGGAGGTTTATGTAGGAACGGGCGGGGGATTCCTTGTGCCTGCGCCTCTGTTTGAGAAAGGGATTTGTCAAGCCCAATCTCAACAAGCGCAGGCCCTCTTTTCTCAGCCTGATTCGTTCTCTCAATGTGATGATGCAGGGGACATGCCTCGAAAAGCCCTCCAGCAAGCAATCGCCATCAACGGCCTGCATCATCACATTGAGCGTGCGAATCCCCGACGCTCTAAAACCCCACACGGGAGGCATTATGAACAACGGAATAACTGGATTTCTTATTGGCTTGGCGGCCCCGATACTTCTCGGCGCATTCTTCGCCGTCATTCTCATTGTCGTGAGGTGATTATGATGGACGCCATATATGATGGACTCTTTCGACTTGTGGCACTTCTTGTTTATTCGGCATCCATAGTCACAATCACAATGTCTATCTACCTTTGGGGGGCATAATGCAAATTCCTGAATTGCCCGATAACTTCTATCCGGACGAGCCGGAAGAAGAACGCATATCACGTTGGCTTGTGTTGGAAGAGGAAGCGGCAGAGATGCAGCGCCGCGACTTGGAATCATACGAGGAACCGCAACCGCCGCGTCTTCCCTTCTATATGCAGGGATGCACCAATGAAGATGCTTTGAGAAATTGGGGGTACTGATATGTGCTTTACCGGATGGTGCCAATACGAACGCTATTCATATTCGCAGGAAGACTGCATTTGTAAGAAGCCTGCATACCTCCCTTGCCCGATGGACATTGATGACGAAGAGGCGGAACGGTTCAACGAGGAATGGGACGAGCCTGACGATCCGCGGGCGACTCAAATCATGTATGACGAATCCTGGAGATACAACGACTAGCCCATGAAATCTCTGCCGTAGGGTGTGTCGGCAGGGAGTTGCCATCAGAACGGGGCGGTGGGATTGGCCTGCCGCCCCTCTTTACCCAAAGGAAACGACTATGTGCGAGATCAATCGCCTTCAATCAGAACAGATAAACGAAATCGCCGCCGCGATGGCTGAAGTACAGGCGGAAATCAGCCCGGCTATCAAGTCGAGCGAGAATCCCCATCTCCGCAACCGATATGCCGATATCAATTCAGTATATTCGGCCATACGCGAGGTGCTTCCGAAGCATGGCCTCGCGGTTATCCAGACCATGTTGCCAACTGACGGATCGCGTGCCCATGTCCGCACAATGTTGGCACATAAGTCCGGCCAGTGGTTGGCCGGCGAGATCGTCATGCCGCTTGATCGCCAAGGCGGAACACAGGGGATGGGCAGCGCCATCACATATGCCCGACGCTATTCCCTTTCGGCTATCGTCGGCGTTGTCACCGAAGAGGATGATGATGGTAACGCCGCCCAGGGGCGCAATTCCAAGGCACAAGCACAACAGCAGCGGCAAGCAGCCAAGTCCGCGAACCCAAGCCCGATGACGCAGGCCCAAAGCACGGCGCTCATGGCCTACCTAACAAGGCGCCACGGAAACGATCGGCAGGCTTATCTTGATGAATTGAGCGACTTCTTTGGCCGTCAGATTAACTCAAGTCGTGAACTGACTTTCGACATGACAAGCGAATTCCTGAACGCCGTGAACAGCGCACGCGAAGAAACGGAGGCATATTGATGGTAAAAGATGAAGTCGGCAACCATTATGGTAGGCTTACTGTCATAAAAAGAGCAGAAAACAACAAACATAATGCGGCAAGATGGCTATGTAGATGTATTTGTGGAAAAGAAACCATTGTTGACGGCCAAGCATTAAGGGCTGGCAACACAAAAAGTTGTGGGTGTCTAAATGAAGAAGTCAGAGAAGCGACTTGTAGAAAAAGGAGCTTGACGCATGGAATGACAGGCTCAAGACTTTATTATTTATGGACACACATGAAGCAACGTACACAAAATCCCAAAAATTCAAAATATAAATATTATGGAGGTAGAGGTATTACCTTATGCGAAGAATGGCAAAAGTTCGAGCCGTTTAGAGACTGGTCAATGCAAAACGGATATAATGACAATTTAACAATTGACCGTATCAATAATGACGGCCCTTATTCTCCATCAAATTGTCGTTGGACAACAACAGAAGTACAACTTAATAACAGAAGAGATAATGTTTTTTTGGAATTTAATGGTAAAAAGCAAACCATAGCTCAATGGGCACGTGAATTAAAAATGAATGTAACAACGCTATGGATGCGACTTTATCATTACAATTGGCCTATTGAAGAAGCATTTACTAAACCATCACGTTAGGAGGATACTTTGAACGTATGTACTTTCAGCGGGAACCTCACCCGCGATCCAGAAGTTCGGCAGGCCGGGCAGGGAAACACTTTGAACTTCAGCATCGCCGTGAGCACGGGCTTCGGCGAGAACAAGTCCACGATGTTCATATCGTGCACCGCCTACGGGAAGGAACGTCTTGCACAATATCTCTCCAAAGGCTCGCATGTCACCGTGTCAGGCGAACTGTCTGAGCGCGAGTACCAAGGCAAGAAATTTCTCAACTTGCGCGTCAGAGACTTGGACTTGCCGCCGCGGCAAACCGGCAGCTACCAGCAGCCTCAGCCGCAAAGGCAGCAAGAAATGATGCCAGAACCGTCAGAAAGCACAGACAGCGTGCCATTTTAGCCATCCCCGACCTCCCCGGTCTCAGAGAGCGGACGTTTACCCCGAGCGCCCGCTCTCTTTTTTTACCCCACAAGGAGAAGTTTAATGCAAATCAATCAAGAAACAATAACGCCAGACATGGCACGAGACATACTGGCAGCGTCGGCAAATTTTCGGAATCGTCCTCTAATGCAAAAAGGGATAATGCGCGGGGTGGAGGCTTATGCTTCTGCCATGAAAGAAAATAAATGGGATTGTTTAAACGGCGAAACGATAAAGTTTGATGTAAACGGAACGCTGATTGACGGGTGGCACCGTCTAAATGCCGTCGTTTTAGCAGGCGTGCCCGTTTCTTTTTTAGTCGTGCGAGGACTACCAACAAAGTGCTTTGAAACCATAGATATTGGATTAACAAGAAAGCTATCCGACATGCTTTATTCCAGCGGAATTATTTCTAAATATCCAAAACAAATGGCTGTTGGAGCAAGAAAACTCATCACATATATCGTTAAAGGAACTTTTGGTAACGACCATTTAAAAGAACATACTTTAGAAAATTGCAAAAAAATCATTGACGCTCACCCGCTTCTTGAAGATGCTGCTCGCTTTTATGGAAGCTCAACAACAAAAATAATTTCACAAGGTGTTTTTTATGTTACCTATGTTGCAGTCAAAGAAACTGACGAAAACAAAGGCGACGATTTTATTTATGCTGTAACAAAAGGAGCTGGCCTGTCAGAAGATAATCCTTGTTATTGGCTCCGAGAGTATCTAATAAGAATGCGCAACATGAAAGGCGTCGGAGCTATCTCACAATATCATGAAGGAGCGCTTGTCGTGAAGGCTTGGAACTTATTTCAGGCTGGCAAAAAATGTAAGCTGCTTCGATATAATAGTAAAGAAGATTATCCTCATTTCTATGGTTGGAACCCTATACTATAACACCACACATGGGAGAGCCACAATGCCCAGCTTCTACAATATTCAGGAAGAGCTCCAGAACATGATGGAAATATCCGCCAACGACCTGTCACCCGAACAAAAGGCGGAGCTGGACAAGTACATCGAAGAGCTTGAGAACCAAGCCGAAGACAAGATTGACGCCTTTTGTGGATGGATAAAGGAACAGTCCGCACGCATCGACGCCATAAAGGCAGAGGCCAACCGTCTGGCGGGCAAGGCCCGCATCATGAAGGATAACATCGACAAGATCAAGGCTCACTACTTGTACACCCTCGACCAGAGGGGAAAGAACAAGGCCCAGGGCAAGGTCTACACCATTGCCAAGCGTAAGACGCAGCAATGCGTTGTCTATGACGATAGCTTAATTCCGCAGAAGTATGTCTCATACACCCCGAAGATTTCCGTCGCCGATATAAAGGCCGACATAAAGAACGGCATGCAGGTCCCCGGCGCTGAACTCCGGGACAACTATTCACTGGCGATTAAGTGAGAGCATCATGAAACGAAACATCACAACGCAGAAAGAGATCGTCGATCTGTTTTGGCGCCGTTCCGGGAAGTTGCTTACCAAGGAAACGTATGGCCGTTTATTTTCAATTCTCAAAAACATACTGATAGAGAAAATTGTTCAGAGCGACCGCGTTGAACTTCGTGGCTTTGGGATTTTCTACAAGAAACGATATTCCGCGCATATCAAGAAACTCTGCAATGACTTTCACACCGGAGAGTACAGGGAAGCCTATGTCCCTGAAAATACTCGCGTCAAGTTCAGGTCTGCAAGATATCTCAAACGACGAGTGAATCCTTGAGGACACAATGAAAGAACACAAGAGACGGGTACTTCCCCCAAAAATCGGGCGGTATTCCGCAATCGCCGTCTGGGACGGCCCGCAATCTCTCAACGCCGTCATGCGTCTCAAGGGCAAGGGCAAGCTGGAAGTCGTCCAGCCCAAGGACGCAGACGGCAATCCGATAGACGGCAGCCCGTGCGATTGTTTGCGCATTGAAAATCCGGAGCGCGTTTCCGTTGCTCATCCGGGCGATCTCGTTGTGACTGATTGGTACGGGTATTTTGACGTGGTGCACGGTCTTGAATGGGCGGCGGCGCATGGACACTTCGCCTCATACGAGGGGGACGCCGATGTGTAAACGAGAAGAATACGCATTTCGGAAAGAGCACGGCCTTTGCGTCGAATGCGGCACAGAATCTGCGGAACGCGGGCATGTCATGTGCTGGCGCTGCCGCCTCAATCATAACGCACGATCCGTTGCACGAAAGAACATGCTGAAAAAAATCGGCCTGTGCGTGCAATGCGGGAAGCCGATACCTGAAAACGGCAAAAGTACGGTGCTGTGTCCGGATTGTTTTGAACTGCATACGGACAGGCAAAACGCACGAATTCGGCGACTGAAGGCGGCTCATATCTGCCGTCATTGCGGGAAACGACCGTCATACAACGGCGAATTGTGCGGAATATGCCGCGAGAAAAAGCGGCTCTACAGAATACGGAGGACAGCGTGAAAGTAGAAGTGATTTCGGAATACGGCCTTGACGAAGCCTTGCTTGGCCTTGGCCTGTCTTACGGAAAAACGAGTGACATGACGATTGACGATATTCGTGCCGACAAAAACGGAGTGCGGACAAAGCTCATGGACGTAGCAAAGAAGTTGGCACCCCGCGAGAATGCCCACAACAAGTTTCTTCGCTGCTACATCGTCAACCTGGACATCGACGCCCCACGGTATTGGTGGCAGGAGTTCGATACCTACAAAGTCGGCACCGTTGCCAACAGTGAAAGCACGATGCACACCATCGTCAAACGAGAGTTCACGGAAGACGACTTTGAGAAGATGCAGAACGCCGAAAAACAATGTTCTGACATTAACTGGTTGAATATCGCACGCGAAGCATATAAAAATTATGTTGCCGCAGAAAGCCTTGCACAAGCCGATGCGGTCTGGAAGGATATCATCAAAGCCCTGCCGCATGCATATCTCCAAAGACGCATAGTGACGCTGAATTATCAGGTGTTGCGTACCATGCTTCGCCAGCGGAAGAACCACAAGCTCGGCGAATGGGCGATTTTCCGCGAGGCGATCTTGATGGAAGTACGACATCCTGAATTCTTGAAGGAGACAAACGATGACTGAAGAACAGACGGCGGAAGCATGGGTGCAGGAACACATGCCGGTTATGCCGACGCAAGGCAACGATCCTGTCTTGCATCCGTCTCATTACACCAAAGGCGGAGTTGAGTGCATACAGGCTATCGAGGCGAGCATGACGCCCGAAGCGTTCCGGGGATACTGCAAGGGCAACGCGCTCAAATATATCTGGCGCTACGAGGACAAGGGTGGCGTTGAATCGTTACAGAAAGCCCGTGTCTATCTCAACTGGTTAATCCGCGCAGAGAACAAGGAGAAACTATGAGCATGACATCAGGGCAGGCCCAGAGCCAAATCTGCCCCTTGAGCAACGGGGAAGGCCAGTGCGACGGCTGGACATGTCCCCGTTGGGTAGTCGAGAGACAGCCGAGCGGCGCAATATGCTGTCAAAAAACAGAACTCAATAACGGGGCGGAATACATCCCAGAACACAAAGACGAACACGGCTTCGATGTCATGCGATGCAAGATTGAGCACGATGTGACAAATTGCCGCGAATGTCCCGCAGCATACGGTCATTGCGCCGGATAAACCTTTCCCCGTGCAGGGGCTTCATCAACAACGATGAACGGGGAATAGTAACCTTGCACGGGGATTTTTCAAATGCCTATGAATAACAAAACCATGTTTTCCAGTGCCTCGAACGAGTGGGAAACGCCACAAGACTTGTTTGATCGGTTGAATGAACTTTTTAACTTCACGCTTGATCCGTGTTCATCCGATGAAAATGCAAAATGCTCTCTGCATTATACGCCGTCCGAAAATGGTTTGCTTCAAGATTGGAGTGGTCACCGCGTATTCATGAATCCGCCGTATGGACGAAGCATAATTCAATGGGTGGCAAAAGCCTTTACCGAATCAGAGCGCGGAGCTTTGGTTGTCGGTCTGCTTCCTGCCCGTACTGACACGGCATGGTGGCAGAATTATGTCCAACCGTATGCAGATGTGCGCTTTCTTCGAGGCCGATTGAAGTTTGGGGGGGCCGTGAATAGTGCTCCTTTTCCTTCGGCTATTGCCTTATGGTGGAGGTTGCCATGACCTCATGGGTACTGGTTTTCCTATTCACCTTCCATGACGGCCGCCAAGTTACCGCCACCCAAGACGCAACACACCTCGAAGAATACCGGCCCGTGCGCACGCTGTCCGGTTGTCAGCAGGTTGCCGATGCGCGGGAAGCAAGGATGAACACGGGCTTCGCAGAGCATCCGGGAATCGTGCAGACGGTCACGATTCACTGCCGGAAGGCAACGCCCGCAAGGAGAAGAAAATGACACACAAGGAAGACAAGATGTTTCGTCTATTGCGGCATATCTATTCTGATATTGGCGACAAGAGAGACGGTGCGTGCCCTGTATGCAGCACCTATACGCACAAGAAATGGTGCTGGTATCCGTACCTTTTGGACGCTCTCAATCTGCCGCTTGATGAATTCGACAAAAAGTTTTTGGAGAAAGAAGGTGATTTATGACTGACGCCGAACTGACCGCCATCGAGGCCGCCGCCCGTGCCGCAACGCCGGGACCGTGGTACATCAAGAGAGGCTATTGCTTATACGACGAAAGGGACATGCACATTGTAAGCGCATGGGAAAACTATTCTGGCAGTTTAGGATTAACTATTGATTCTCATCAGGCTATGGCAAATGCCATGTTTCTTGAAGATACAAATCCCGCCGCCATCCTTGAGCTGATTGCCGAGTTGCGGCAGGCGAAGGCAGAGCGGGATTGGTTGGCGAAATATATTATTGAACATGGTAGATGCCCTTCGCGAGACGTATGGGAAAAATGTACGGCAGAACAAGGCGAAACAGACAAGTGTATTGCTTGCTGGCTCCAAGCCGCAAAGGAGGCTGTATGTCAAAAGTGAAGTTCGAGCCGTTCCAGAAGGTGCTGGTGCGGGATAATGAAAATCAAGAATGGAGAGCGAATCTCTTTTCTAATGAAAGCACACATATAAAAGCCTATGTTTGCACTGGTTTTACATGGAAGTTTTGTATTCCATACGAGGGCAACGAGCACCTCCTTGGCACAACCGACGGCCCCACGCCGCCGGAGCCGGAGTTTAATTTTGGAGATAAGGTGGAAGTGAGAACTGAAGGCAACTGGAAAAAAGCAATTTTTCTAAAAAAGGATAACAGAGAATTATACTTTTGCGTTGTCGAAGGCGACATAACTCCATCTACTTGGTGTGGATGCCGCCACGCGGATTGGTAGGAGGGCACGCATGTCTGATGTCTGTGCCTTCCTTAAAGCGAAAACAAACGACCCGATGGAAAATATCTTTTGCAAGCCAACGACGCGCAAGGAAGCTCTTGAGGTTCTTTTCAATCATTTCTGCGAAGGCATCATTTGTCCGAGCCCGCTTCATCCGAGCCAGATACGAACGGAGATGGTCGCATACATACTGACAACATATGAATCAAAAAAGTTTCGTTCCTATCCGTGGTGGAAAAGGATATGCTTGCGGATTCATTCCTTCATTACAAACACGCCGCTGTATAAATATTTCTAGGAGAACACATGTCTGAGATCACAAAACAACCGTGCCCCTTCTGCGGCTGTACGACGGTTGATCTGTTGCGTTCCTACGCAACCGCCACATGGAGCGTCCGATGCGATGCCTGCCACATGGTCGGCCCTGACTCGGGAAACGAGGATTGCGCGGTTGAACGCTGGAACGCCATGCCACGCCGCTTGCGGTGGACGAAAGAATGGCCACAAGACTATCATCCGGGACACTATTACCTTTTTTGTTTCCCTCCTTCAAAAACATCTATCTGTCGATATGTTGATGTCCCGCCAGATGAATTAAAATCTGAAATGATAAGAGATTGGCCACATCTTAGTCCACAAGAGATAGAAAACATAGAATGGGCCGGGCCTATCCCGGAGCCGGAATAATATTTCCCCGTGCAAGGCTCATTAACCAGCGGCTTAGGGGAAACAAGCCGCGGTCAGCACCGGTGTAAAAACAACTTGCACGGGGAACATTTTTTTACTATACTTTTCTCGTGGCAGACTTTTCCGTGATGTAGAGTACACGGTTGAGTCGGAGGCCGTTCTCTAGCAGGCATTGGAGAGCGGCCTTTTCTTTTTGTAAAGCAAGGGGAATGAACAATGAGAACTGAAACCGCCAAGCGTTGCGTTGTTGAAATCAATCGCTTCCTGGAAGCATGGGAAAATGTGCAGGTGAAACACGTCAATGCGGCAGCCGGATATGAAAACCCAATATACTCTACCGCCACCGTCAAAAGGATTAACGAAGATTGGTTGGACCGTGACGGCTTTATCGGCAGAGAACGCGCAGCCCTCCGTCGGGCGTCCCTCGACCTCTCGCAAGCATTGGCCGATCTTCGGCAAGGGCGATAACATGGAAACGCCGAAGACCCTTACCGTTCAGGAGGTCGCCGCCCTCTTGCGTGTGTCCCCCAAGTGGGTGTACCGTCACAAGCACGCTTTGGGGTGTGTCCAGTTGAGCCGAGCTGGTAACATCAGGTTCTTTGAAAATCGCATAAAGGAACTAGGACATGCCCTACAAGATGAGCAACGGCAAATGGCGTGCGGAGAAGATGATCGACGGGAAGCGCAAGACCCGTACCTTCTCTGCGAAAGCCGACGCCAAAAAATGGGAGAGCGCCCAAAGCGCAGACCTTTGGGAGCAGCAGACCCATACAATCTCATGGCTTGATTTCGCCACGGCCTACCTCGATTGGAGCAAGGAACGATTCAGCGTAAAGACATTGCGCGAAAAACGCCTTGCCTTCAAACGATCTCTGAAAACCATACCACCGGAAACAGACGCCGCAAAAGTATCCCCACGGCAAGCGCTTGAAGTACTCCGAAAGGTAAACGCAGAAGCATCCGGTAATGCCGCTAACAAGACGAGAAAAAATCTTGCGGCGGCTTGGCATTATGGAATCAGATATTACGACTTCCCGCTAGACAATCCTTTCCTACGGGTGGAACGCTTCGCCGCGGACAAGCACCCGCGATACGTTCCCCCGGAAGAGGATTTCTGGAAAGTCGTAGAGGCCACAACAGACAGCAGGGACAGAACGCTCCTGCTGTTTCTGTTTTATACCGGGGCCAGAGTCGGAGAAGTTTTCCGGCTAACATGGGATGATGTAGACTTCCCGAATCAGAGGGTACGGCTTGGCACCCGCAAAACAAGCACTGGCGGCCTCTCTTACGCATGGTTGCCAATGACGCAGGAGTTGTATCAGGTGATGACGGAACTGCGCCTCAAAAGCCGTTCTACGCTTGTTTTTCCAAGTCCAAAAACAGGCAGGCCGTATGTAGATCGATTCTTATTCATGAAGGACATCTGCAACAAGGCCGGAGTCCCCCCGTTCGGATTTCATGCTATCCGGCATCTTGCCGCAACGATACTTGCCCACAGCGGCCTAGACTTACCAACAGTCCAGGCGATGCTTCGACATCAATCCCCTACCACAACCGCCCGGTACATCCATTCTCTCGGAATCGACCGGGAGAAAATCGAGAACGCTTTCGCAAACAGAGAGGGGGCGAACGTCATACCGTTTACCCCCTCCAAGAAAACCGCCTAGCTTTTTACACACGGCCTTACACACGGTAGCTTGCTAGAGCAGTTTTTGTTTTTGTTTTCAATATGTTTTGAGCCACAGCCAACGGCCATAAAGGCCGCGCCCCAAAGCGTGCTTTTCCAAGCATTCCAGCGCGTTACCCTGCCCTCCTATACCTCCCTTTTCCCACATCTACACAGCCAATCTACACACGATTCCCACATGCTTACCTTCCTCTCGGCCTCTCGTTCTTGCGCTTGGCAAAGAACAGATCACGCACGCGAAAATCCGCCTCTCCTATCATCCAGTAGTAAAAGTTTTCCGTGTTGATGATGATCTGGTTCATCGGTAAACCAAGGAGATAGCCGCCCATCTGCGCTGATTTCTTCGCAAGATTCTCCGGCGTCCCGTTACCCTGCAAAGACTTCTTCACGGCTGCAACCCAGTTGCCTATCGACTTCGGGGCCATTTCCGCCGGGGTGAACTGATACCCATACTCGCTGAAAAGCATGTTCCCGACTTCCCGCAAGCCCACAATAGACTGCAAAGGATAGTTGCACCATTGCTTGACAGCCCAGAAATAAGGATCGTCGTCATCGTCAGGGCCACGTCCCGCAGCCCATTCTGACAGCAGAGCTGGAATAAACCAGAGATTCATTGCCGCGCAGAACGTCAACCAAATGTCCGCAGGCGAATGATGCTTTTTTGCCCAATCCGCATGCAGCGCCGCCACATTATACAGTGTGTTGAAATAACTGTAGAACATAGTCATCAATCGTTGTAGTTCTGGCCCGCGCTGGATAGCCGCTAAGTCCTTCGTCGCACCGCTGCCTTGCGAAATCCGCACGATATGATCTGCATAGGCCACGGCCTTCTGTTCGTCCCCAGCGTAATCCTTGATCCCCTTGTCATACGCCGCCCACCATGTCGGCAGGTCAACGCAAAACATCTGGAAGCCGCCCATCGGGGTAAACGCCGTCTTACGCATCGTGTTCAGCACCTTCTGGATGCCAACGCCAGAATTGATCTTCTTGAGCATGTCCCGCACATCGCGATCATAGTTCATCAAGCGGGCTTCCATGAATGCAGAACGCGCACAGGCGTCGAGGTAGTATTGCTTTGTCTTTGATAAATCCCAGACCCGCAGGCCACGGAGCAGATTTTTCCACCCTCCGATGACATGAGCTGACTGCGTGAGGCCCACGGGCTGCGTGAACATCGTCGAAAACTTGAGGCCCATCATCATCATGGTGGTAGCGTTTCGTCCCCACTTCGCCAGCGGATCAATCCACTTCATCGGCGTGATCTTCTCATTGGCGCAGTCTTGCAACCACGGCAGGAAGAGCTTGTAAAGGTGCATTCCGTCAGTTGTCGTAAAGGCTTCTCGGAACGTCTTGTGCTGCACCACTTTTGCCACATCCAAGACAGCCCGCCGATAGCAGATGTCATGGATCATGTTGAACGCATGATCGGCAATTACATCGAAAGACAAATTGAGCGGCGTTCTCTTGCCCACCTGACCGCGTTGTTTCAAAGCCCCCTGTTTCGTCTGAAGAGACGCATAACCAAGGCCGTTCACGATGGCATCGTTCAGCTTCATTTCAGGAATGACAACGGGATTTTCCTTTTCGTTGGCATACCGAATCGGGAAGTACCCGCCCTTGATATTCATGCTTTTGCCGTCAGAAGTCGTGACAGTGAACGGTTGCGCTTCGATACGTTCAGGCTTCAGACCGTTGACATCTTCCTCAAGTTGAAAAGCCTCTTCTCTGAAAGTATCAAGATAATCCCAGACACTTTCCACAAAATGCCAATCCCTTTCCGTAAGCGGCTTGACGATTGCGGCTATCTGCGAGTCCGTCCAGCCGTGTCCGTTCCGCAGACGTTCAAGATTTCCCTCGTTGCCCATGTTCAACGCCACCATGATGCGCTGCTGCATCGTGATGGATTCCCCGATGGCTTTCTCCATCTGCTTTGAAGTCATGTACTTCGCCCTTTCCGCCTGCGTGTAAACGGAGAACAGCTTTTCCATGTCCTGCGACATCTTCTTTAGGCGCCGCGTCTGATTGTCTTCAGCCGCATTGATCGGCGCATAGATGGCTTCCCACAAAGGACCAAGAGGCTTCCCGTCCAGAGCTTCGCAAAGCACCTCAATTTTTGAATGCGTTGCGTGCATCGCTTTGAGATTGCGTTTCAACCACGGATCTTTCTCGACAGTCTTCACGGGCACAGTCTCACGATTTGCATGGATCGTATCAGCAAGATTCTGCGCCAGTTCGTCGAGATCGGCGCCCTTCGCCGCACGCAGCTCCCTGTGCATGTTTTGCTCAATCTGCACGATGTTCTTCAGAAAGTGCGTGAGCGTGCCGTAATTCTCGACCGTCATGTATTCCGCACGGTTTGAGAAATCAGGTTCGCTCTCACCCTGCCACATCTGATCAAAAGGCACTTCCGCCCAGTATCCTCTCTCGCCAACATCCCTGTTCCATTCCTCAAAGGTGGACGCATTCTTGCCGTCGGCAAGCCTCTCATTCCACGGCATGATGCCATGCTGACTTGCCAGCGCCATCACGGCGAACCGTGCGCGTGGATCATACTTTCGATTGTCAACGAACTTCCGCATACCCTTCCGCAGCGCCGACAAGTTCTTCTTCAGATCGCGGGCCATAGCGGCCATCTCGAAATTGAGCCGGGCCTGATAGTTGTAGAGCAGCGCGGAATCGAAATCTCCCTTCAGGATGGCACGCCGCTCGGCGGATATCGCCCGCCTGTAAGCATTGCGGTACTTGTTCGCCTGCATGGCATAGAACACGCGCTCTTGCTTATGCCGCTGCAAAGCGTGCTCGTGAATCATACTGCGCGGCACGTTCTCCTTGCCCACATGCTTCGCGACGTACTGGCCTTCCATTTCCAGATGGCCGATGATCTTCTCGTTGTCCTCGATGTAATCCTCGGCGGCATGCTGCTCGTCGTATTCCGCGATCTTGTCCTTGACATAATCAGAGATGGCCTTGCGCCGCGACATGCCGCGCTCTTTCAGATCGTTCACCATCTCTTCCGCAGAATCGTACCCGTACTGCGATGCAAGTTCCTCGGCAATGACGCCGGAGCCGCGCCTGACCCATCCGCTGTTCCTCGCACGGAGCGCGTTCACGACATCCTGCCCGAAGTTCGCCTTGAGATCATCCAAATCCAGCGGAGCATCCTTCAGACCAGCCACCAGATCATAGAGCTTGTCGCCGTTCACAGCGGCCTTCGCTTCAGCCGTGTACTGGCGCCTGCGCTGCCGCATATCGGCGTTGCGCTCACGAGTGAGCCTGTGTTCGGCGGCATCTGCCACGCCCTGCGCCGCCCCAAGATACGCTTTCCTATCAGCCCCCGTCAGCTCAAGCGCGTCCGCAATCTCTTCCGTCCGGGTGGCAATCTCGTTCTCCCTGTAGACTTCCCTGATCTCCTCCTCCGTCGCCAGCATGCGGTCGAACACTTCCCGCACTTCATCCGTGAGCTGTACGTTGAGCTGCAAGACCGTCTGATAAATCTGCATGAGCCATTTCTTGAAGCGAGAGAAGATATCCGTCAGTTCGTCGGCAGGCGCCTTGCCTTCGCGCATGTATGCTTCCATGCCACGGGCAAGTTGTTCCTTCTGTTCAACGTTGAGCGGATTATCGGCTTCGGCCCCCACCCAACCACGGAGTTTGGAGAAGTCGGCCTTCAGCTCTTCAGGGCATCCCTCCATCTGCGTCACACGCTCCATTTCCTCAAACCAGACGTGCGCCGTCTCGTGGATGATGGAGGACAGATTGGCGCCCCGGAAGAGCGTCACCAAGTAGGTATTGTCGCTCATTATCTGCGTCGAACCGAAGATGTTGCCAGCCTGCTGATTGGCAGATTGATACAGTTCTTGCAGAATAATCTGATCTTCTCTCGACACATCTTCCGTTTCACTGGCAAGAGACGCCCGGCGTTCTTCCATAGACATGCCTACGCGAGACTGTGCGTTTCGCGCCTCTACTTCACCGGCAACACGCTTGTACTTTTTGCGGGCCTCCTTGCTATCCGCGCCCTCTTTGTCTTCAAATTCTTGAGGATGTGCCCCTCTTGCAAAACCTTCTGAATACTGAATGAAGTGTTGAATTTCATGGTTGAGTAAGTTTTGAGCTTCTTCAATACTACGGGCGTTAATTTCAATCGTTCCCTTAATTTCCTGCCCTGCTGAAAAATTGTACCGAGGTTCACTAAAGCCGCCAGAAAACTTTTCTAAAGAGGGGTCAATAGAAACATACAACGACACTTTTTTGATATTAGGATATGCTTTCTTGACTTCAGGGCTTATTGCGGTCCCTATGTTTTGTACGGAAGCATGCCCCTTTCCGCTCTCGTCAAGGACAAGATTCTTTTTCAACCAACTCGCTTTGAAAGATGTGTCGGTCGTTTCATATCGCCACATCTTATCTGCGCCACGTTCCCAACCAGTAGCCAGTTTGATTGCCTTTGCATCCTTGCCCGCAGCTTCCATGTCACGAGCAACAGCGAGATTGTCAAGACGGGACGTTGCTTCTGCCGCTTTATCGAGATTAGCCGCGCCTTTTTCTCCAATAAACTGGAATAATTCGCCTTTCTCATTGAGTAGTTTTTCAACCGTCTTGTCAGGCGCATAGATATCCACACGGCCCTTCACCTTCGTGAGAGTGCCCTGATACCCCTTGATTCTTTCCAGCTCTTCCGCCGGAAGTTCGTTGTCTTCCAGCATTTCGCTGATGTTCCGAAGGGCCATAGACGCACGATGCCCGGAACCGCCATGCTCCGTGGCAAACTCATACGCCTTACGGTCCGCATTCTGTTCAAAATGCAGTACCGGCTGACCGTCAACAACGGCGACGGTACGTCCAAAGGATTCCATGAAGGCAGCCGCAGGCGTATTGTCGGTATTCACGCCCAGAAGCGGATTGACCTTCTGCGTTGCCAGCTTGGCGAAGTTCGCAAAACGGGCGACAAGTTCAGCCTGCGAAGAAGCGTTTTGAAAAGTGTATGCCATAGCCTTTGCAGACCGCGGCGTTTTCTTTTCTGTTCCAAGAAGGCTTCCACGAGTGAGGTTTTCCGTGAGACTTCCCGGCTTGCCCAACAGACGCAACGCTTCCGTGAGCTGGTCGCTGATATCCCAGGCCCCGCCCTTCTTTTTTGCAATCGCCAGATAGGGCACGACGCGCAACAGGCGATTGTACGCCGTCCGGCTCTTGTCCCGAAGCGCCCGCACCACGTTGTAATCCGTGACGACAAAACCGGCGAGCGCGTTTTCAACAAGGTCCTGGCCGGGAATCGTGAGCGCCCCGTTGTCTTCGAGGTATTTGTTCAGCTCCGTCGGCTCAAGCACCTTGTCTCTTATGATGGACTCGATGAAAGGCTTGGCCGCAGAAGAACGCAGGAAGTCCCGCAGAGTAGTGTATTCCTCTCCAGCCAGACGGTTTGCCAGGATGGAAAGGGACTCGTTGGACAAACGCTTGCCGCGCCCGATGCCTTCCGCAAGCCTGTCCAAAGCCTGCGTCGGCGTCTCGTTGTACAGCATTGCCTTCGCGGCCATCTGTTTTTTCGTGAGCTGCGCTTGCAGGACGCGCACCAGTACGGGCTTTTGGAACTTCGCCACATCTTCCGAGGTGAAACCGAAAGCAGGCGCCTTGTCCATGAGCATCTTGAGATAGGCGTCCAGATTCTTGTCAGCGTTCTCGTAGACAAGCTGCATTGTCATGGCACGGCTGTTGCCGCCCAGAACAACGCCATCTTGCGTGACAATCGACGGGCCGTTTACCGGGTCCGGGTTGTCCGTGAGAATCATTTCAGGCCGCAAACCAGAGGCATGCGTCCGCACCTTGAGCTGTTCCTGCAAGTCCTTGTCATACTTTCGGGGCTGTACGTCCGGGGGATATGTGTCGGTATTCTCCTGAAAGTTTCGCGTCGCGTCGTGCGAAGGGATCAGATCGTCCAGTTCCCACAGTTCATAACGCACATTGTCTTCGCCTTCGGAGGTAAGGACAACGGCATCGCGTCCCGCCACATGGCCTTCAGCCGTCTTGCCGTCAGTCTTGCGGTATGCCTTTGCCCGTGTCTTTTCAGGGGTGTAGGCGATGTCAGAAACTTCAGGCCCGTTTTCCAGCAGGCGTTCAAGAGTAGCAACCGTGCCGTCCATTTCAGCGACGGCCTCCTGTCCCATCTGCGCGACGGCCTGCTGCATCCAGTAAAATGTCTGCAAAGCTCGCGTTTCTTTCCCCGACTGCCCGTGAATCCACCAGTTCGGATCGAACTTGAAAGGCGCTGTCACAGAGCCGTCAGGCAGACGCAACACGGTCCCGTCGGGAACCAGCGTGATTTCTTCACCGCGAAAACTTACCCGCTCGCCTTTCGCATCGTTATACGCCACGGGCTTTTCGGAAGCACGATATCTCGCTGTCTTCTTGGGCTTTTCTACCCTTTGAGGCGGTGTCCATTCTTTTCCACGGAACACTTCTTCCGCCGTGGGGAAGTCGGAAAGAGGCGCAGTCGTTTCGATATTGTCGAAAAAGCCAGACCGGCTTGCTTCTTCAAACTCCCGATTCACCCTGCTTTCTTCAAATTCGCCTTGGATTTCCTGCGCAACAGTTTTGCCGGATTGCGGAGAAACAAAGTTTTCCAGCACGAAATTGTCGCCAAGATAACGGGCGATGTCCAAGCCCTGAAACGAAACGGCGCGGAGCAAATCCGAAGCGCTTACCTGATAATCGGACATCTTCGCTATGCGTCTGGCTTCTCGTTCCATCGTCGTCAGATGGTCGTTGACGAACTTATCCACGCCGCCATACGCCCTGGCCTGCTCGCGAACAGAGGGGACATTCAAGATAGCCTGCGTCAAATCTTGATGCAGGCGCATCCTTTCAACCTGTATGGCATCCTCGTCTTGTTCCCGCTTTTGGAACAGCTCAACGCTTTTCTGCGCCTGTTCCCTGATTTCTCCGGCAGTCGTATCCAGAATTTCTTGCGCAAACTTCTGATCGTTCCCCTCTTTCGCCGAATAGGCATTCGGATTTTCCCGAACAATATCAGCGATGGAATCAAACTGCGCCTGGTCAAGCAGATAAGCATGGAGGTCGGCATAGGTGAATTCATATATCTGCCCGTCAGCCGCGTCCTGTTTCGCTTTTTCTTCCGTCAGACCAAGGTTTGCCAAAAGCGTTTTGTCGTTCTGCGCAAGCTGGTACAGCTCTTCGGCAGTTATGCTGACGGTGTTGTTCATCTCCGGGTTGGCTTCCCGGATTGCGTCGGCAAGCATGGCCGGGGGCATGTCCGCAAACTTCGGGTCAGACATCGCATACTGATGGAACTTCTTGTGCGCATCGGCAAATGTTCTGGCTCTGTCGAGCTGTCGTTTGCCCCTGACGATCTGAACGCCGCCCATAAGCCCGCCGAGCGTCAGGCCCACAAGCCCTTCATAGGCGGCATCGCCAAGGACCCGTCGTGCTACCTCTTCAGAAGTGAATTGGTCCGTAATCCATCGAATTTGCTCCCACGCCGTCTCTCCGCCTTCCTTCCCCGCCTTGGCAATCAGTTCCGCCCAAAATTCAGGAGCCTTCTGCGCTGCTTCGGTTATTCCTTCTGTTAGCGCGGTAATGCCACCCTGCTTGAGAATATTGCCAAACCCCTTTGTGGCAAAGAGCTTGGAAATTCTTCCAAGGCCAATATATTCCAGCGGGGTCTGCAAAATAGCGTCGAGCATGGAGGCAAATGCAGCCCTGTCCGCGCCTGTCCACTCACGGAACTTCTGGTAGTCAGTTCCCGCAATATGCGCTCCCATCACGGCAGCGCCAAGCTGCGGATTTTTCGTGAGCGCTGTCACGATAACAGCGGCAGCCATAGGCGGCACCGCTCTCGATACGTCATAGCTAAGCCCACCCATGAACGACTGAAATTCAGGACGGGGAATCAAGTCCGCCGCAGATTTCGCAACCGACTCCATGTATTGCGCGAACTGGTTATTTTCTCCAAAAAACTCTTCCGATCCCATGCGTAAGAGTGACGATATTGACGACCAGAAATCCATCACGCCGCCAGCCATCGCAACCGGGGGCGTCTTCAACAGAAAATTAGACCAACCGTCAGGCTTCGCCTGCTGTCCTTCCAATCCGTTCCAATATGGCATTGAAGGAAAATAAAAGTCATCATCTCCCGAATAGGCCGTAAAACTGGAAAGAGCCTTGAACATGGTATCCAGGGCGGCGAAGTTCTCCCGCGCCACAGCCGCGTTTTCAGGCGATTGCGCAGCCCACGAGGCAAACTTTAGATTCTCCTCAATATCACGCGCCATAGCCTCCATGTGGGCCTTTTCAGGCGATGCAAGCGCGACACGCATTGGAAGGCCAAGGCGATCAGCATTGCGTTGAGCTTCAAGCACCGCTGAACCTTTGAGATTTTTCGCCCGCAGCAACGCCGCACGGACAGGCGAATGTTCCGGCAAGTCTTCAGGCTTTTTCATTCCAGCGCGAACAGCCGTCCAATCTGCGTTCTCGTCAGTCGTGCTTGTCCGCAAAAGCAAATCAAAGGTCGGATCGTCCTGAATCGACTGATAAAAGGCGTCGTCTTCTTGCGACACGGAATATGCCGCATCAGACGGAGCCTGATTTTCAGGAAAAGAAGAGGCCCCCAAATCGGGGGCCGAAGGCTCGGTTTTTGCGGAGGGCACCTGCCATTCCTCATTGGGCGGCAGATACCCCGTCACATCCAAATCTTCACCATAGGAGGGCTTTTCCGAAACATCAGACATGGTTCCTTGAAAATTATTAACGCGCATTCTTTACCCTCCAGCCTTCCTTGACGTGTTTCTTTGTCAAATCCTGCCTGACCGTTTTATCGTTAGCTTCCAGCCCAGTCCGCCGTTTGTATGCGTCCTTTTCCCGTTGAACTTCCTCTTCGTTGGCCCAAAGAACCTTATCCAGCTCTCCGGCCTTCATAGCTTCATACGGGGTACGCTTAAACAACGAATTTGGAAAAATCGAATTGTCATTCTGCTGCTCATTTATCAACAAGTCGGCGATAATTTGCGAAAGTTTTTCGTCTGAATAAAAAGTTTCATTCGGATCAAGGTTGTCCAGAATGAAGTTATATGCCTGATCGTCAAGCCCCTTTTTGCCTTTTGTTCCTGCAAGCCGCTTATACAATCTTTCGCAACGAGCCAGAGTGACGCCAGAAACAACGCCGCCTTTCTCGATATATCTCTGGATGTCTTGTGCTTGTGCAGCCGTCACAACGCCAAAGCCTTGCTCTTCTGCCCACTTCAGAATTTCCTGAGTCTCCTTCCCTTCCTGTATCATGGCGTTCGCCCCGCGCTTGATGCGCCCGACGTGAGCCTGCGACACGGAATTGTTTTTGGGAGAAGCCACAATTTTATCTATAACCTTTCTGTCATAGTCGTTGTAATCATCAGGCTTACTCATAACATCCAGATAAATTTGCTGCATTGTTTTACCCTGCTTCAAACCATCTGTGATTATCGGCTTTAGCTTATCCCATGAAGCGGCAAGTTGCATGTCGTCTTCCTGCTTTGCCATTTTTTTGTATTGCGACAAGGCGGCAACTTGTTCTTGAGGATCGGAAAAACGAGACTGCAAAAGACTAAAAGCCTTTTCATCCCTTTTGTCCAGCGGCATATCTTTCACTGTTCTAAACGTTTCGTTGACGCCCGCGAGAACTTCCTGCGTCCCTATGGACTTCCAGTACCGATCCATTTTAGGCCAGAGCATTGCAGCCTGTTCAGAGTTAAGACCAAGAGACTTCTGCCCTTCAGCAGTCATAAGCCGCTGTCTTGCCTCGTGCCTGTCCATGCCACGCAACACTTCGGCGGCATCGTTGACGCACTTTTTATCGAACAACGCCTGCACATTGCGTTGTATATTATCCGCCTCAACGGGCTTGAACATGCCGGGCGTGGGACGGTACGGCTCGCTGATTTGTCCGGGCGCCCTGCCCATCATTGCCATAACGCTGGGAATATACTTGCGCGTCTCTTCAGGCATGGGCTGTCCGTTCACACCTTTTCCAGTTTTCAGCCACGCCTTGAGGTTGCCCGGCCCCCAATTATAGGCAATCAGCGCGTGCTCAAGATTGCCGTTGAACTGTTTGAGATACGATTTAATTTCCCTGATACCAATTCTGATATTGTCGTCTTCATTGTAAGGATTGCCGCCGCCGAAGTCTTTGACGTACTTCGGGATAACCTGCATGACGCCCACAGCCCCCTTGTTTGAACGCACGCTTTGACGCCCGCCGCTCTCCTGCATGGCAATGGCACGGGCAAGAAGAGGGTCTACCCCCTCGGCGTTTGCGGTCTGCTCAATCTTTGCATCCACATTTTGAGGCAAGGCTATTTTTCGCGGCTTGGCAGGGGATATCCATAAGCCGGCGCCGGAAGTGTTATCGCGCAAGAGCTTTGCAGCTCCTTCCATATTGCCCTGTTCAGCCTGCTGATAAATAAGCTGCTTTTTCGCGTCTTTTACAGGATGATCCAAAGACTGCGCCGCCGCAGCATGAGCCGCCGGCAGCATCATTTCCTGATAATAGTTGAGCATGCCCATTGCCGCCAAAGGGTCTGCCACGGCAAGAGCCGCACTCCCCTTCGTGATACCCTCGCTTATAGCTTCGCGTTGATTACGCTCAACAGTCTCGGCATCCCAGCCCTGCATTTCTCCCATCGTCGCATAGCCGATCTTAATGGCATTGAAGGCATTTGCCATGTCATCGGCGGTAGCATGCCCGGTTGCCATAAGATCAATCGCATTTTGCACAGCATTCTTGCACCGATCGACTTGCGCCCCCATGAGCTGCTTCGTCTCAAACTCCGCCACCCGGTGCCCGTAACTTGAGAAGAGCGTGTAGAGATGCTTCGACGCCATGTCCCGCTGACGCTCCGTCAGATTGTCCATCGCATCGTGGTCCCACATGTCCCGGATGACGTTCTTGTAATTCTGGTACGCCCCCTTGGCCTTGTCGCCCTTGAGCGTGTTGAAGATGCCCGTGTCGGGATTGTTATACAGCTCGTCCAGCTCCTTCGACTTCTGCATGGTGTAGTCGTTCACCACAACGTCGTCGTAAGCCTTGGCGTACTTGTCCACCATGCCGGAAAGCCCGCTCAACGCCGTCGCCACGGGATCGCCAACGCCCCAGGTCGGCGCGCTCGACTGCGAACCGTGTATGCTTCTGGCAATGCCGCCTTCGTCTATGGTCTGTACGTCCGCAGGTGCTACAAGTCCGCCCGTGTTCATATCTTCTCCCCTTTAGAAACTCGTCGTCAGATTCGGTCCGGCATTCCACCAGCTTTGCAGAAGCGACATCTCGCCCTTGCTTTCCGCGCCGGGATCGTTAATCGCGTTGTCTTCCAGCACACCGCTGTCAAACATCGTCGGATCATTTGTCGATCCCGTGGGCATGTTGTTCTTGAAATATCCCGTCGCGAGATTGATGGCGCCGCCCACAAGCGTCATGGTCGCCTGCCAGTCATATTGCCGCGCCTTTTCTTTCAGCGAAGCCATCCGCGCACCGCTTTGATAGGCAAGCGCACCGGCTTCCATCGCGGCGTTGTAGTACAGCGTTTGCAGATTCTTCTTGCCCTTCGCCGCGTAGCTCCCAAGCACGTTTGCCGCGCTCGCGCCCGTTATGCCATTCTTCAGCGCATACACGCGGTTTGCCGACGCCTGCATTTCCTGCTTGTACTGCAATTCCTTGTACTGACGGCGATAACGCGCCGCAATCAGCTCGGTCTGCAACTGCGTCTGCGCCGCAAGCGAAGCGGCCTGCTCGCGCATCGCGGAGGCGTTGTATCGCGCATTCTGATAGCCAGAACCGATTTTCCAGCCCGTAGACAGGCCGGTGAATATATCCTGCGAGGTCTGGCTTGCAAACATGCTTCCCATCATTCCGCCCATATCACGCGCTCCTTACATCGATAGTTCGATTCCGTAACTGATACTGGACAAAAACAAGGGAAAAGGCAAGCGCTGCCGCACCCGAATAAGACCGTCATACGACGAATTGCCCGACAATGGTATCTCGATGTTCTTTGTCAGGCAGGGCGGAGGATTGCCGCCTATGGCGCCGTCGCCGAAAGCGAGAATGTCCTGCCATTCCCCGAACTCGCCGGGGCGGTTCAACGCCGGAACGGGCTGCTCGTATTCCGCCCGTATCTCGCCCTTCACGCTTCCCACGACTCGCAGAACGACCGACAAGATGCGCTTCATCACGTTCACGCCCTGAACGCCCTGCATGGAACGGTTGGAATAATTCACCCGCATGGGCTGGACTTCCGCCGTGTACGGCAGGCCCGCCGACACATAGGCGCCAGACTTGATGCGGCTGTCACTGATAACGCCGCCCGCGCCAACTTCCACCTCTCCGATGTAGGAGCCGTTCTGCATCACCTGCACTTTCTTCCCGACAAGGTGCACCGCGCCGCTTATCTGCCCGTTCGTCGATGCCGTCCCAGAAAGCATGGAATCCATGAACACGCTGTAGGTCGCGTCCTCGCTATAAATGTCGAAGGGCGTCTCCAGGTACTCGACAAAAATCTCGTCGCCGCGCTTAACGGCCATCCAGAACTGATCGCCTTCCAGATAGGGAATGACAGCCCCGCTTATCACCTTGCCGTCCGTGCTATGCTTGTGCCAGGCGTAAATCTGCTGATCCCGGATATAGGTGCATCCGCTGAAAGTGCCATCCGACAGAATGCACCACGCAATCGGTTCCGGCTCGCTCATTGCGTGCATCTCAACCACGGCGGGCGTCGTCGCCTCCGGGCACAACAGGTTCAGCGGGGCGCTCTTGAAGCGGTAGCCGAAATCCTGATAGTCCAGCGTGTAGACGTTCGTTCCCGTGCGCGAGACGAACATGGCGGAACTTCCCAGCATGATCGCCATCACGTCGTTGCTGCCGTAGCTCGACTGCCGACGATGCCCCGCCGTTTTCGGCGTCAGCGGCGCGTCCATGCTGGAGCCCTGAATCTTGATCTCGGTCTGGTTCGTGCCAACGACAAGCTGCTCCATGTCGAGCATCCACTTGATCGGGTTCACCCGCGATCCGTTCAGGCGCATAAAAATCGCGTCCTCGTCGTAAGGGTCCTTCGATTGGTCCGTCTGCGTGTTGATGTTCATGTTCGTGAAATCCGCCGTCTTCGACATCCAAATGTTGAGCGGCTTTGTCGGAGAGGATGCGTAAATCAGCCTGTTCTCGTAGATGCGCACGACAGACGGATAATCATTCGTCGTCCACGGCAAAGGCTCCCGGCTGTTCGTGGAGAAGGACATTTGCTGATATGCCCAGCTCGTATTGCTCGACCTTTCCAGGCGCCACGGATACATCTTCGGATGCGCGAAGTAGATGCAGTCAGCCGACTGAACGTAACAGAGCTGCGACAGATCAACGCCTTCCAGCGCGGAAACCGTCAGCTCAAGCGGTGCATCGTTGTTTATTACCTGCCCGCCCCGCGTGAAGAAGCGGATGTAACCGTCGCCCACTTCCAGAACGTAGCTTTGCTTTTCCGTGCCGTTGAAATCAAAGGGGATAAGCCTCACGGTTGTTTGCCCAGACTTGGCTTTCGCTACGAATCGCAGACCAGGGCGCTTGTAGATGCCGCCTGTAGGCGTCACCAAGAAGTTTTCAAGTACCCGGCAACCGATGCCGTACTTACTGAAATCGATGCGCCCCTCCAACTTCGTAGAGAGCAGGCCGCCGACAAACGAATGAATATCCGTGTAAGTCCTTGCCATTAGTACGCCCTCGCGCTCACAAAGAGATTGGGCTGATTCTGCGGCATGGTATCGGCCTGTTCGCTATCGGCATGGAAAGCGTCCATCCGCAAACGGGCCATCTGCTTCAGCAGCGGGTCCTGCCCGTCGTTCAGGCCATTGATCTTGCGATACACCTTCGACGCCATGCAGGCCGCGAGATACAGCCGGAACTGCGGCGACATCTCATACGCCTCGACATCCCGCGAGACATAGACAAGCTGCAAGTCCGTGGAATTCGTGTACAGCTCCCGCCCGTGAATCGTGTACTCAACGGACAAATCCGTGTTCGACATCGCCGTTTTTCCGATGCGCCCAAGAATACCCAGCTCATCTTCCAGCAGGAACCCCTCGCCCGTCGTGCGCCATGTCCCGTCTACGCGCACCACGCGCACGCAATCTTCCGGCAGACGGTACTTGTACATGAAACGGTAGTCGTTAGGCGTCTCAGAAAGCTGCTGCAATTTCGTCGCCTTGAGCGCGAACGTCCACCCGTGAATGGAAAGCGTTTCTTCAAGGGTGGCGTCGTATATCTGCGCCATGAGCTTCGCGTTCTTGCTCTCCCCGGCGGGGTCAAGGATCGTGTCCTGCCCGGCCATGAGAAGGGCTTGATTGATGATGTCCGTCTTGGTCTGCATGACGCCCCCCTTTCTGTTATCCGTGCTTCACGCGGTCGGCGAGTTTAGCCTTGTAAGGCATAGCAAAGGCTGTCTCTACGCTGTGATTTTTCAACCGATAAAACAGTGTGCAAACCGGAATTTTCAATTCTCGGCTCCAACCATGTAACGACAATGTTTTCCCTTTGTACGATATAAAACGAGTCTTTCTCGTATTGTTTGCTTGTTCTCTCGGCGTAGCCCAACGACAATTTTCTGGACAATAGCCTTTTGAGTTGTCAATTCTATCTATTGACAGATTGTCTGAATATCCACTTTCAATCGCCCATTCTCTAAAAGATTCAAAACTTTCACGCCACTCATCACAAAGAGCAATACCACGTTTTCCCCATCGTTCAAAGTTTTTATTGCTTTTATTATAGCAGCGAGTCTTCATGTTAGACCACACTCGATATAGCCGAGAACCAGTCCCTCCGTGCCTTATTGCTTTTAGTCCTTGTTCTCTGGCGGCTTCAACATGTAAACAACCACACGAACGACAATTTCCACTGCGCAAAGCGGCTGAAGTTGTAATCGTTTCTTTTCCACAAGAACAGGAACATTGCCACCTAGTAACGCCTCGCTTGACATTTGGGACACGCTCAATTACCGTGAGCTTACCAAAAGTTTGCCCCGTCAAATCAATAAAACTAGGCATTCTTTTTCTCCTTTGGGCCTGTTCTCAGCAGGCCCATTTTTTTATCCATGTTTTACTCTGTCATGTTCTTCTGCACGTTTTGAATTGCAAAATCTGTCCAAAGTCCCCACAAGTCAAAGATAACCCGTTATCGTAGGATACGCCGGATACGTTCGTACTTTATACCTTTCCCAACTTCCGGCGCGCCCGTTTTCTCATTCAGAGTAACAACAGGTTTCATTTGGCATCACCTCCCTTTCGCGTCAGTTACGCATATTGCAACGCCTTTACGGCGTCATCTCCCTCAAGCCTTCAAGGCACATCTCCGATTCCGTGCGCCTGCGGTTCACAAGGCCCTTCAGCTCCTTGCCGCCCGCTTTCCTGTATATCTCCGCCATGCGGCGGCATCCCCTCTCCCACTGGCCCGCCTTCATGTACTGCGCCACGGTGGACTTGCACATCGCGCCGGGGCCGATATTGTAGCTCATGGAAAGCACAGACGCCTTCACCTTGTCCGGCATGTCCGACAAACCGGGGATGCACTTCATCACGGGCTTTGCGATCTCGTAGCCATGCTCGTTGATGGAGCGCACGCACTCCTCCCGCGTGTACTCTTTACCCAGAACGACATTTTCCGTATCCCCGAAGCACTTTGTCGGTATGCCCACGGGATCGCGGTAGCCGTAGGGCACGTAGCCCTCGTAATCCGCAACCGTGTCCAGATAGAGCGCCGCCCCGCCTGCCCCCAGAAGAGTCACGAGAGCCGCGCTTGCCACCAGCTTGCCGGGAAATTTCCTGTACGGTATCTTCACGAGTTTTCTTCCTTGTGCTTCTCAGTCAGATTACAGTAGAGCTTGAGCATGGCCGCGCAGAACGACAACACAAGGTCCTGATTCATCGTGTTTGTCATAAACATGTACGCCCCGCTCTGTTTGAGACTAACATACAGTTGCTCAGACGGACGGTTCTCCCGTTCAATTCTGCGCTTCAGTTCCTTGAGCAGTTGTTCCATTGCTTATCCCGTCCACATACAAGAGCTTGTTTTCTTCAACCGGGGCATCGGCCTTTGCCGCATCCTGAATCTTGCACAACGCATTGAGCTTTGACATACGCGCATCAAGAACAGGCGCGGCGTAGACATGAGCTTTCAACCACTCTCTCAATGTATCGAACTCTCGCCGCCCTATGCGGCGTTGGTTCCAAAAAATTTCATAATCCACATTGCAGCTAGGCACACCACAAGCGGCAGCACCCAATCCATCATCCCCTTGACCGTCCATGCAGACGGCAGAAATGGTGCATACCACGGCATATTAGTCCGCAAACCACTGCAAAATGCCTCAATATATCGATACTCGGCCTGCGTGAACTCGCGGCCGATATAGAAGACCGCAGGCAGCAGACATAGCCAAGACGGCGATTTGAGCAACATGAAGACGCCACACATCACAACAGCAATCAATGCGTGTGTCATCGGTTATCCCTCAAGTCTGGCAAGCCGTTCTTCAAGTGCCGCCACCCTCTCTTCAAGCGCCGCTATCCGTGCTTCGGCTTTGTCTGCACGGTCGCGTTGGTACGCGGCCTCGAGACAAAGGGCTTCTTCGTAGCGGATGGAAAAAGAACCGCCTGCCTCGGTCGTTTTGCGTTTCTCAACATGAGATATTTCTTCAGTTAAAACGTCGCCTTTTTCATCATAGGTTGCGGGAGTATCGACTACGATTTCTTCTTCATACTCATCACTCCACTCATCATACCCAAACAGACCATATCGAGAAGCGTCAAGGTTTTCCGCAGCAAATTTTGCCTCTACGTCTTGTGCTATTACACCAAGATGTATTCTTGCAGAGTTTCCTTTTTTTTCTATAGCCTTCTTGAGTTGGAAGGCTTTAATATCTACACTTCCCCAAGCTCTCAAAAGAGATTCAGAAGGCGATTCTATATTGTCTTTCAATCGCGAATCGGATGTTGACCACGGACCAGTATCAGCGTAAACATTGTTCCATTTATTCCCTGATGTGCCTAAGTCAACAGCAGCAGCGGTTGAATTCGGTCTAGGTGCTGCGTAAACTATAAGATTTTTAGAATCGTTAAAATATCCACACCTTGCACCGCCAGAGTAAAATATTAGGCAACTTGGATTATATGTAGAATATGACGGACATACCTGAACACCACTATTTTCACTACCTAAAAATAATGTCCCAGAATTAGAGCCGTTTTTACCTATCATCCTAATAAGTGTGCCTGTATTTCCTTCATCTCCGTTTTGTATATTTATGTCTAGTTTTTCAGTTTCCGCATCAAAAAACATTCTCCCATACCTAGATTTGTATGCTTCGTTATAGCCAGCATAAGTCCATGCTCTAGGATCATATAAAGAGAAATTTCCATTATAGTAAAGTTGTAAAATCGTTTCAAATTTCTGAGTATTCTGACAGACATAACCTAATTGAATAGTCTGTTCATTTGAACCTATACTGCAAATATTGTTAGAATTAGGCAATAAATTGCTTACATTTTCTGGATTATCTCTATCAAAGACACAGCCTCCTACTAAATCGTAACCGTCCGTTCCTATATCAATAGATGTTAGATAACGGTGTGAACTACCATCTTCCCATCCGGTATATGATGTGCCCCTAACCCAAGGTGCAGCCCCACTAATTGTTCCCAATGTAGGCACCCAAGTATTAGGCAAACTAAATGGGTGTCCATTAGTTGTATCTACCATAGCAAAAAAGGTTTTACCTTCAAGAGTTACAGCACTTCGAGGTGTTCCCCAAATAATCTTTCCAGCTGATACTAAGCTGCCCTTATATATTGCGACACCTTCTATTTCAACTTCACCTGCGAATCTACCATCCCATCCATACTTAACTTTTTCTGGGATGATTGCACGCATGCCTGTTGTATAAATAGCTTTTACTAACTTTCCATTCAATGTAAATATGTTAATTTTTGACTGAGAATCGTTAATATCTCCGGGACCATGCATGATATAAACATATTTTCCGTCACATGTAATGCCACTTCTCATAGTTGCGTGTTGATAGGACCACTTATATAACGGATTTACGGACGCTATATTAGATGAAGATTCTACCTCTTCTTTATCAAAAACATAAACTGTGTATATGTTAGGAGAGGTTGTCATTGTCAGTACCAACAAATATCTTCCATCTATCGATACTGAAAGTTGCCCTCTTGGGCAAGAAAGACTGCGATATGCAGTATAAGTTGAATTTGCTCCTTTATACTCAATCTTAGCAAAATCCATTATTTCTGTATTTGAAACATCTAGCGGGTTGAGTTGTGCATAGATATAAATCTTACCATTTTCTTTTATAGCACCTACACCTTCCCCATGCCCAAGCAACGAGCAATCAAAATAATCTTCAGGAGTAAGAGCGTCAGACGCTATATCATTAAAACCTGCTGACAGATTAGAAACATTTTTATCGCTGTTATCAAAAGCAAACCGTGATATTCTTACTACAACATCTGATGTAAACGCCGTTCCAGAAATTTGCTGTGATACGAATAAATTTCCATCACAGATAGAAATATCTTGAGGAACTTTACCTGACGGAAGATTTAATTCTCCCTTAAACCGTTGGCAAAGACTCTCATTATTACTAACATTTCGTATATTCCATACATGTCCTGTAGAATAAACAATTTCTCCTACACCAGTTAGCTTCTCTACAGGTAAGGATGTAGATATTAGAAATTGCCCTTCGGGAACAAAAACAGTTTTGCCTGTTGCTATCGCCGCCTGTATCGCCGCCGTATCATCCGTCACTCCATCGCCTTTAGCCCCATAATCTTTGACGTTGACGACATCAGCAAAACGGTCAACCAGTTTTCGAGCGACTGTTGTACCTGTAGCAATAATGCCATCATCTACTATTGTCTGAGCCTCTTCCGCCCAAGACTTTGCACTTTTACTACTGGCATCTTCCGGGTCAGGAGGCGTTGAACTTTCTGCCCATGCTTGTGCAAGTGCTGCGCTGTCAGAAGAATCGCTCGCAGACGACGCGGACTCACTCGCCCACGTCTTTGCGCTTTTAGAATCAGGGTCTTCAGCATCCGGCGGCGTAGTGCTCTCTGCCCACGCCTGCGCCAAGGCGGCACTGGCAGAAGCATCATCGGCCGAACCGCTTGCCGCCGTCGCGCTTGCCGCCGCCGCATCCCGCGCCTCAAAAAAATCATCCCGCAAGTCTTCGGGCGTCACCCCTGCCGCGGCATCTTCATTCGTGATTTTGACGGCGCGATCTATCTGATTTGCGAATTCCTGCGCGATAAAAGTGAGCTTGTCGTCCGCCTGCTCAATATCAGGCGTGTAGACGGCCTGCCCGTCCTCCCAGTCAATTTCCTGCGTCAGCGGCGTCACGCGGTGGATCACCAGCTTCGACCCGACCGTGAGCGCCCCCGTCACCGTGAGGGTGGAATTGTTCACCGTGTAGTCCGTGCCGTATGTCAGGTTCGTCGCTTCGCCGTCGGTCACGGAATAGGCGATGACGTTTTCCTTGTCGATGTACGGGAAGGGGATCGAAAACTCCTGCCCCGACGCCGCCGAAGTGACGGTGTAAACGACGCTGATATTCGTGCTCTCGACTGCCATTGCCTTTTTCTCCCTGCATTCAACGGGGGCCGGGGCCAATCACCCCGCCCCCTTGAGATTTAGACCAAAGGCTAAATTTAGCCCCTCATCTAAATGGTTCTTAATCCACCAGTCCCACGACGATTTCCACAAGCCCGGCCTTGTCCACGTCCCCCACCGGAGCGCTGCCGGGATGAAACTGCGTAATCCACTGTTTCAGATCGTCCTCGCTCATCTTGGCGATCTCCTTCCGCGAAGGCTTCGCCTTGAGGTTGGGATTGTGCGCCACGGGCTTCTCTTCCTTCGCCAGACCGACAATGTGCATCGGGTACTGCTTGGCGATGGCTTCGGGGACGGTCTGCCCTTCCAGGTAGACCATCGCCCCGTTGCCGCTCACGATCGCAAAATTGCGCAGTGCGGTGTAAACCATCGCTTATCTCCCGTTGTGCGAGACATAGGCCGGGAAGATGTCCACCTTGCCGGTCGGCGCTGCGCTGCCCTCGATCGTCACCTTGACGTAGGGATACTTGAGCAGAGAGTCGCCAACGATGCACTCGCACACCTTCTGATCCTTGCCGAGCGTAACGGAACCGCCGGTGTCGTTCGTGTAGGTCGCGCTCGCAAGTTCCACGTAAGTCCCTGCCCCGGCGGCGGCTGCCGTTTTCGCGCCGAGAACTTTCAGGGTAACGGTCTGGCTGGACGCCACGGCGAGCGTGCCGTCCTTCGGGGTGGCGCAGATGAAGGCAGTGCCGCCCTGCGAGGCGTCAATGCGGGTGGGAATGTTGGCCGAAACGTTGCCGTTCGCCTGCGTCGAGGTAATGGCCTGGTCCAGAGCGAAGTATTCGCCATAGGGACGGAGGTTGTGATTCCACATAGTATTTTCTCCTTCTTTCTGTCTGCGTTAGCTCAGGCTGATGTCAGTTTCGGCACCGTCGACGAAGTTGTAGCTGGTGACGATGGGCACGCCGTCCCAGGTGTCCACGCGGAAGTCCATGCCCTTTTCGGAGTAGGTGGACTGCATGTACTGGACCTTGCCGATATCGGCGAGATACAGCTTCACCTTCGGATGGCAAAGGATCATCGCCTTGCCAGCTTCGCCCACGCGGGCGGCAAGCAGGGCCTTCTCGACCATCATCTTCGTGAGCGGAGTCGAGGCCGTGAGCTTGATGTTCACGATGGCCGCGATGTTCCTATAGGACAGCATGCGCACGCCCATGTAGGTCTTCATGCGCAGACCGTAGCCAAGCACCTTGTAGTACTTGCTGGACGAATCCCCGTTCTCGTACAGGTTGCCGCCGTTGATGGGCGACATGTCCAGGAAGGTGTCACGCTTGAAGCACAGGGGCGAATACAGGCCCGCCATGTTCGTGTTGTCGAAGCGCACGACGATCAGCGAGTGATTGGTGTTGCCGGAGCCGCCCGCGTTCTGCACGCAGTCGGTGTGACCGGCGGCGTACTGCGCGAGGGCGAACGGCAGGAAGGCGTTGTAGATGTAGTTGCGCTCCACATCCATGCCGGTCTGACGCTCGAAAGTCTGGCGGTTCTTGCCGAAGTACTTGTCTGGGCCGCCTTCCAGCTTGGCGGTGTCTTCGGGCACGAACATTTTTGCGCCGAAGATATTGAGCTGCGTCTGCTTGAGCGCGTCGGCGATCTGGATTTCCTGCAAGGGAGCGTTCAAATCGACGCTGTTCATGCCGGAGCCGACGAGCTGCACTTCGCTCGACACGTCCCAGAGCTGATCGGAGGCCGGAACGAAGGGCATGGCCTTCACGATCGGCGCGTTTTCGGTGATGTTGTCCACCTGGTTGACGAAAGTCTTGGCCTTGCCGATGGAAAGCTGATTAAGCGTGTTACCAAAAGGCATTTTCGTGTCTCCTCTTTACAAAAAAATTACTGTTGATGGTTGAACATGCCGCTGAACATCTGCTCGAACGACTTTTCCTGTGCCCGTGGGGCAGAACCCGTCACGAGAACGTCTTCCCGATAGAGTCTGCCGATGGAGTTGAAAATCCGCAGGAAACGCGGGTCGTCGCCCATCACGTTCAGGATGCCGCGCACATCCTTCTCGTTGAGGCCCGCGCCCTGTGCCGCCGCCTGAAATCCCCGCGAGGCGGTCTGGCTGAATTCAACAAAGCCCTGCTCGCCGCCGCACTCGCGCACAAAGTCGTTTTTGACCTTGTTGCGATATTCCTGAATCTGCGCATCATTCGTGCGCTTGAAGTGTTCTTCCTGCCCCTTGAGGTATTCAAGATGCTTCTCAATGAGCTTGCCCGCCTGCGCCTTGGAAAGTCCGATTTCCTTGAAGAGCTCCGTGTAGTATTTGTAGTCCTCCGCTTCGGTATTGATCTTGACGGAATCGCCGAAGCCGAAGTCACCGTAATCCGCCGCGTTCTGCGGCACGCCGTTCAGCGCACGGAGCTTGCGATCGAACTCCGCCCGCTGGTCGTCACTGGCATTTTCAGGGAGCGGAAAAAGCCCTGAATCGCCCTGTGACAACATATTCATCGTCGCATTGGCATTTGCCCCCGTCGTCCCGCTTTCGCCGCCCTGCGAGCCATTCTGGGCCGTTCCGTCGGTCGTGGAGGCGGGGGTAGGGTTTGCGTTCCCAGACGGGGCCATGCCCGCGCCAAGAAGCGTTGCTTCCCCGCCGGACGGGGCAGTTGAGGGAGCCGTCGTGCCCGCAGGGGGCGTAGCGCCTTCCGGGGTCGCCGGGGCAGCGCTATTCGTCGCTTGAGACATTCGCACCTTCCTTTTCAAATTGTTCCAAGGTTATGAACAAATCCCGACGCGCCGCTATGCGCTGTGTCTGCGCGGGGGACTCAATCTCGTTCATCTGCATCGGCCCATCCATATAACAGGCCGTCCGCAGCCATTCTTTCAGCTTCTTCCCGTTCTCCGTGGCAAAGGCCCCGTGGATGGCGCCTGCCAGCAAAAGCCGCTCGCGTTCCGCCTGCCTGTCCGCCAGAGAATCAGACCAATCAAACATCTATCGCGGTTCCTTGCCGGGCATGTTCGCGCCCATGCGCTCCATAAGTTGTTGCACCACGGAACCGGCTTCGGGCGTCCTGCTCAATTCCTTGAAGCCGTCAAGCATCTGCTGCCCCTGCATAGCCGCCTGTTCCTGCTGCATCTGCTGCATCTGCGCCTGTTGCGCGGCCTGCCGTATCTGCGACACTTCCTCCGGCGTGCGGATGCACGACGCGGGCATGCAGCGGTTCTCAAGTATGCGCCGCACCGTCGCGTCGGCATCGAGCACATCAATGACATTCGGGAACGCCTGAATCATGCCCTGAAGGTCAGCCAAGCCCTGAAGTATCTGCTGGGTCTGCATGTTCTGCTGCGCCCGGATCAGCGGAGAGACGTACTCGATCTCAATCTCCGCGTTCTGCAATTCACGCGGGGCCGGAGGGATCGCCCCCTTCTCGTGCTTCTTGATCTCAAACACGCGGTCGAAAAGCCGGTTGAAGTTCTCCTGCTGCTGATTGATAAGTATGGGGGCAAGCAGAAAGCTCTTTTCCTGGGCAAGCTCCTGTATCTCCATCGCCGTCGGCGTTCCCTTGCCCGCCTGCGTGCGGTTGTGGATCATCAGGAACAGGTCCACGAAGAAAGCCGCGTTCACGTCCTTCTGCGCCTTCTCCATCAACTCCATCGCAGGCTTGAATTCGCCTGTGAGATGCAACGGCTGAAAATCCTTGACGTCCGTCGAACCATCCTTACGGAAGGTATTGATCGCGCCCGGCGTGTAATTGAGCCGCCCCACAAGCCCCCTGTCCGGCATGAGCGTCGGAGGACACACCGAAAGCTGCCCCGCCTGAAGCAAAAGCCGCTTGATCTCGTTGATCATGAGCACGTCGGACAGCGCCAGCGTGCCAGGGCTTATGGAGTACGGGGAACGCCCGTCGCAGTACGCCCGCGTCACGATGTAGGGCATGGACTCGTAGCCGCCCTCGCTTATCAGGTGTTCCTCGCCCGGCTCAAAGTAGTATGAGGCGTAGGGCAGCTTGTTGTTGCCCATAATGTTCTCATAGCCCGGCGCCTTCTGAACGACGGCATGCACGACCGTCAATTTCTCGTTGGCGTTGAAGTCCTTCCGCTCGATCATGCGCTGAACGCACGGCGAAAGATTCTCCTTGCCGAAAAACTCCATCGCCTGCTGCAATGTCACCTGCATCTCTCGGAACACGAGATTGACGCGCCCCGCGTAGTCGTTGGCGATGTAGATTTCATCCACGGGGATGTCGCGGTAATAAGTCCCGCCCCCGTGCGGCGCCTCGCCCACAAGCATGCACTGCATCCCGTACAGGCCGATGTGCTTGTATGAGGACACCTGCTGCGTGTAAAAGTTCTTGTTCGTGAAGTCCTTGACAAACACGCGCTCGACTTCTTCAAGCCACCGGGCCACGGGGCGGTACTTCTTCAGCTCGTCGCCGCCGCTCTTGTCGGCGATCCGCAGGGAGAACCACTGATCGGAAGGCGGACACACGCCCGAAAGCATCCCGGAGGAAAAGACGGCGATGGCCTGCCTGCATGTGTTGTCCACGTCGCGCAGGTCGCGCCGCATCATGCGATCAACATCAGCGCCAAGCTGCCCGTCGAACATGGTCATGCGCTCCGACTCGTAGACGGCCACCTTGCGCCACACGTCGTCAAACGCCGCCCTTTCGGATTTCAGCACCCCGAAAGTCGTGTTCAGGTTCTGAACGAACTCCTTTCTGTCAGGCATCACACGACCCCCGTGGAACTCTCCGTGCCTTCGCGGTCGTCGTCCTTGTCGCCAAGCACGGCCTCTTTCACCGTCAGGTCGTCATCATCCCCAGAATCGGAAGTGAGAACGTCCTGTCCGTACATGGACTGAACGCGCAACTCCTCGCGCCGCTTGGCCTCCGCCTGCTCGGCACGCTGCGCCGCCGCGTCGGCCGATTTCTCCTCCTCGATCTGCCGCAACGCGGAATAGTCAACGGACCCCTGCGAAGATTGCGAAGGCGTGAGCGCCATCGAGAGTGCCGCTGCCGCGATAGTCGAAAGTGCCATTACTGCCATGCTGCCCATAACTTACCCCAGCACGTTTTTCTGAATCGCGGCTTCTTCGTCGTCTTCCGCGCCCGTGACGTTGCGGTTGCCAAGCATCTGCCGCCTCAATTCAGCCTTCCGCTCTTCTTCAGCCTTGCGGGCCTTCTCGTCGGCGGCTTCCTGGGCGGCTTTCTCGGCCGCAAGCCGGGCCTGCGCCTGCGCATTGGCCCTGTCGATGTAGTACTGCTGGCTATGGCCGCCGCCCTTGCCGCCGCCACCGCCCCCGCCGCATTCGGCAACGGGGCCTTCGTACTCGTGCGATTTCTCCGAAACAACATCCAGAGACTCAAAGTCAAAAACTATTTCATCATAGACTTTCATCGTGTATCAGCCCCATTTTTCCTTTAGTTTACACACCGAAAAGATAGCATCCCTCTCTTTCCCAAGACAATAGACGCACGACTTTATTGTGGTGATTTTCTCATACCCTATGACATCGTGCGCGAACTTCCACGCATGCCGCAGACAGCACGGCGTCAACCCGTACAATTCCACCATCGGAAAAGTATCCGCGAGAAAGTGCAACGATTGATGCGTGCATTCCACAAGCTCGTCCTTCGGCACCGTCCCGAAAGTCGTGAAGTGTCCAAGATACTGTTTTCCCGTGAACAGAAAAGGCTCAAACCAGTACATGATTACAGGCGTTCCGTCCTCCCGGTACGACTGAAAGACCAGGTATTTCCCGGAAAGCAAAAAATCCAGAAACTTCTTATTCGACGGCGGCACGTCCTGATCATAGAAAAGCGTCCGTTCAAATCCCGCCGCCTTTATCAAGTCATAGGAAAACGAAAGAGCCTCTTTTGTGAGGCCCGTTCCGTCAGTGTACCATCGCACATAATACTTACTCGAAAGTCGAGCGAAAGCGTCCATCGACATACCCTGTTTCATAGCGTGAGAACACGTCCGGGTCCGTATCCACCATGCCGCGGTTGAAGTTCAAGATGCTGTTCGGCAATATCGGTTCCGCAAAGGTGAGCGCCAGCGCGTCCGCCATGTCCGGAGAACGCGACAGCCGCTTCTTTATGTCCTTCTTCTCTTCAAGAAGTATCCGACCTTTGCTATCAAACGAATAAATTGGCCCAGACATTTCAGCAAACAAGTCAGCATTATTCGGAATCCGTCCACCGTTGCGCACCCATTCCCGCATATTGTACCACATTTCCGACCGCCGGTTGACGAACTTCTCCTGTTTCAAAGCCCTCGACCCGAAAGGAACTTCCACAACCACGTCAACCATGCGCTTCACAATGTCGATGACGCCCTGCCCCTGCCCGGCATCCACAAAAACCGCCGCCGGATTTCTCTCAAGAATCATCCCGTACAGCTCGTTTGCCACTTCCACGGAATCCTGCTGGGACAGGAGCTTCGGTTCCTCGGCCACAAGCCCCTGCCGGATGAAAATGCAGGTCTTGTCCGCCCCGTACCGGGCCACGTCCACTCCGAAGACAACCGGCATGGACGCATACTCAAAGGGCGGATATTGCCGCTTCGACGCCGCCAGCACGTCGTCCAGCGTGATGAGAATGTCCTCCGAAGAAGCCGTGAAGTCGCACATGTATTCCTGGCGGAATGCGTTGGACGACATCTCCCTCCTCTGCCGCTCCACTTCCTCCGCAGGCAGAACGTTCGTATCCGTGACGGGATACCGCAGCGCCGCCCAGTTCTGATCCCCGCCGTCCTGGAGATCCTTCGCCTTGTAGAACAGCTCCGAAAACAGATTGATGCCCTTCGGCGTCCCAATGAAAAGCGCCCACCCCATGCGATCCGCAAGGGCGGGCTGCACAATCTCTTCCCACACGTCCCGCCGCATCTGCGCCACCTCGTCCATGATGACGCCATCGAAATACAGCCCTCGCAGAGCATCCGGATTGTCCGCCCCGAATATCCGCATCCGCGCCCCACTCGGAAGCACAATGCACAAATCCCCTTCGTGCACCTGACGGCCGGGAATGTATTGCGTGTACCGCTTCAGATAGTCCCAGCTTACCTGCTTCGCCTGGTTCCGGAACGGCGCAACGTACGCATAGCTCCCCGCCTCTTTCTTGCAGGTAAGCGCCATCTTGAGCATGTGGTTGATCGCAAGCACCGTCTTCCCGAAACGCCGGTGCGCCACAAGCACGACGAAACGGTGCGTCTCAAGTATCTCGTGAATCTCCCGATACCGCGGCTTGTACGGTATCCGCGCCTTCTTCCGGGCAACAGCTCCCGCCATCACTCCTCCCACCGAATATCAAGCCCGCCCGAAACCTCGTTCTGCACCTTGTCCGTGAACATGCAGTAATGCTTGCCCTCAAGCTCCAAGGCCCGCAAGGCAGACTTCAAATCCCCCTTCTCCCGCGCCTCTTGCCCGATAGCCCGGATGTCCTCAAGCACTTCCTTTTCACCTCGCATGGACTGCGCCATCCGCACGTCCTGCTCCTGCCGGATCACCTTGACGACATCCGGATGCTTCAGAAACTTGTTCGCCTTCACACTCGCCGTCGTCTTCGCATATCCGGCCCGTATCGCCGCAGCCGTCCCGTCATAGTCAATCAAATACTGACGCACAAACTCGCCAATCTGAAACGGCAAGTCATACAGACTGTTTATCTCTCTTCCCTTAATCATAACACTACCCACCCAAGAACTTGTAGACTATCAACCCAACAGACACGACCGCAGATGAAATCACCGACGCTACCGCAACCATCCCCCGCAAATAAGCACGGTCGTTGTCCCGTGAACATCGGCATTCCCGCAATTCCCCCTCAAGCACATCTAGCCGGTTCGCCAACCCCTCAATCTGCTTTCCCTGCTGATTGAGCTGGCCTATCACCAGGTCCTCAATGCGCTCCTTCAGAGAATCCAACTTCTCTTCCATCCGCGCCATCCGCACACTGTTATCTTGCATCGATTGCACAAGGCTCTCATGACTCGCACATAGCATGTCCGACATCACGCACCCCACATGGCAAAGATTTCTCTCATCACACGCAAAGGCGCATCCCAGTCAATGTCAAACGTCGGCAGCAACATGTCGAAAAACACCGCCAAAAAAACAAACACCGCTATCCCTATCAAGACATACTGCTTCGCATATCTCGGCGCGATCCGACCGCTCTTCTTGAACGCCTCCGCCTCCGTCAACTCTATCTTCGCCTGTATCTCCTTCGCCTTCGCATCTTCCTCAAAATGCGCCCCCATCTTGTCCGCTACCCACTTCCCTACCGCCGGTATGAATCCCAGCAACTTCCCTACTATCGGCAACATATCCGCTCCCCCTATTTTCTTCTTTGGAATCAACATAATCCATCAGTAGCACGATTGCAACTATTCGTAACACCGCCCAAACCGCTACGATTTGAAATAGGTCGAGCCTCAAAAGCATGCTTTCCCAAAATCACCACCCACTCCAAAAAGCATGCTTCAAAAAAAAGGAGTCTCTTTCCCGTCAGGGAAACTAGGCTTGGATGGGACCCGCTGGATGGGACCCAAGGGAGAGATTCAAAAAATATATTGCGGAGAGGTGCGCTGTTTTTTTCCGCCGCCGCAGCAGTCACTCGCGGGGTGGGGGGCGCGACTTGAGCAGGAGGGGGCCCCTGCAGATGGGACCCAACTACCTAGTGACTAGGTAGGGAATTGAAGAGGGAATGAGAAGGGAATAATGGCAGGCGTCAAGCGTTTTGCTCTCGTGCTTGGCTGCCCGGTTCGATCGAAGGACGCTATAATCGTTCCCTGAAAGATTCGGCGACGGTATGTCTCTCCGTCTAGCTTTTGAGGTTTGCGGGATATATCGGCCCAGCCGTGGGATCGCCCAGCTTTCGCAATATTGCTCTCGCATAATCGCGGCACGCATTGCTGGCATTGCGTGCGGGTGGCGGATCAGCTTACTAGAGTCGAAACCCTTGGGAAGTTTCCCCGCCACCCAGAAAGGCAGCCGTTTATCTGTTACGGTGGAGCTATAACCACCCGATCAGCGCCCGGAACGATTAGCGAGTGTTACTTCACTCAGAGGCGCCCCGCAGATGAATCCATCATATCCTTGAATTCACCTCTTGCAAGTATTTTCCTTTCTATTGTGGTGAGATTTTACGTGACACGATTCCAGACAATCGTGCTACGCATGAGACCACGCCAGACAGAAAGCCGAAACTATATCAAGAAAAGTTGATATAGTTGTCTTGAACAACTGAAAAGCCAGCAATCACAAGGCTTTTCCAACTTTTTTCATATCCGCAAATTCGGCTTCAGAATTATGCATATCAGTATGATTTCAGGGTGACTGACGATACCAGGCTGATTTCTGTTAATGATTACAAGGTGATAGAAAAAAATAAAATAAAATAAAAAATAATTGCTAAAATACTTGACAGTCAAAGAAAGAGGCATTATCTTATAGTCAAGAACGACGGGGAACGACCCCAGGGATCGAACAAGAGAAACAATCTACCCCACAAGGAGCGAAAGCCATGACAACCACAACGACGACCGCCGAGAACAGGATCAGCATTTACAACCGGACGTGTCAATATTTGGGTCACATGAAGACCCGCAGTCAATGGGAAAGAGGAGTGAGGGAATATGCGATCGAATTGATGGAGAATCTCGCAGAACTAGACAACGACGACTTTGCAAGCGCCAGCATAGTACAGCGTGCCCTGCTTAATGGCGCGAGCGACTGGCAGCAGTACAGCGAGGGAGGATGCAGCCTATGCTATGACGGAGACATTGCCCACAGACTTTGCACCCCCTCGGAAATCAGAAGATTGCACTATCGTGAAGGAGGTTTCCGCAATCCCAACCGGGAAGAAAATTGGCTGGACATTCAGACCCGCGCATTGCACCAAGCAGCGCACCTGATTCAAGAGACAATCACGAACCTGATCCGCCAGAACGACGAGAACTAACCACAAACCCACACACGGAGGAAAAAGCCATGTCGATCAGAACAACAGCCCGCGAGATCATGAGAAACTATCCCAGAACAATCAGATTGGGATATTGTGAAGCCCAGTTCCTTTTCCCTGAAGGCGACGCCCTGCTTTACACGGCTGGAGTATACGGATGCAACGCGCATGTCTACATATTCCCCGAAATGCGTTGCGCAGTTTCCACTGGTTACCGCCCGTTCGGAAAGATCGATCCCCCTCATGATCTTGTCCATGAGTATGACGAGCGCGCAAGGCGCCAGATGTACGAGCTTCACGACTACAATTTGAGACCCCTTCAGATGGAATTCATTGAGCGAGTGATCAATCAGTATTAGCGAATCCGCCCCGGGCTATCATCCCGCATGGTAGCCCGCAACGGATGCACTAATGCACCGACAACCACACACAAGAGGAGAAAATCCATGACACTCACACTTGCAACCTATCGCGACTTTGTGGCCCCCGACATCGACTTAACCGAGACCGTTTATCGCCACACCTTGCGGCCGATTGATGATCATATGTGCCTGATCACCATTTACAGCAATGCGGACGCCAGAAACATGCAGCAGGTTATCGAAGACCTTGCCGCCGCCTGTAATCTCGACAGGGAAGAAAATGCGGACATCTACCAGCCCGTATTTAATCCGGAAGAATACGAATTCCCCGACGAGCAATGGATCACGCTAGGCGACGGCGACGCAATTTGCAATTTCTGGAACGATACGACTTGCGAAGAAGCCGATCCGCTGGAAGTTTTGCGCGTGCTGTACACCGATGAATTCATGCAACCCCGGATCGTTTTGGGCAATTTTTGGAAGTATGAGAACGCCGATGGAATACACTGGACGCCCTACGAATACGAAGACATAGCCCGAAGCGAAGCCGATGACCCCGAAGAAGTCGCGCTTGAGCATGGATATTTGGCTTATTTGAGCGCAGACGGCTACATGGATCAGACTGAACCGGCACTATATGAGACCTACCAGGAAGCATGCCAAGCACTCTTTGAAATGCACGACTAGCCCGCCCCCGACATACGGCAAGCCCTGCGCTTGTCGTATGGAATGGGACAGGATAGCCCCAACAACCCTCTAAACAGGAGTAAAAGAAATGAAGATTTACACAGACCCTCGCAAGCGCTCATACAAGACAGATTACGTCAAGCACATCTACCCAGACAGCACTTTTCGCCGTCCCTTTTCGTGGACGATTGCGGAGCTCATGTTTCGACCCCGCACGCCGAACTGGGCAAAGCGCCGTTATTGGGAATCTCTCACGATTGCCAGTAACTATGTCGCGGCATTTACCCCCATCACTGAACGCTAACCCAACAGGAGCAAACATCATGATGAGACTGTACCAAGACCCCGTTTTGCGCATTGTCCGCGCCGCTGCCAAGCGAGAAACAAAAAAGCGCCCATATTCGTGGATAATCAGAAATCGGATGAGCCTGTTCGATCCGCCTTTTTGGGCCTGTCTTCGATATATTGAAGCCCTGGCTACAGAAAAGCCCGATTGGTTAATGGATCGGCAATTTATTCAAATCGGCGACTAACTGAAAACTGGAACATCTAACCCCGCAACGCACACGGAGGAAACACCATGACCGCACCCCGCACGCTCACTGTCTCTTGGAAGATGGACCGCCGCCAGATACTTCCCCGCGCAGTTGTAAAGATCAATAAGCGCATAGAAATTGAAATTCACAACTACTCGCGGATGCAAGAAATCTACCCCGGAAAGACAGGGTATACCATAAGCCAGCACGGACTTTGCTGGATAGTTGACACTTGGCAAGAAGCCGAGCCACTTATCCGCCGCCTTGTGTCCCAATCCTGGGCAAGCGCCCTGCTCAATATCCCGACCGAAGCACCCCTTGACATCCCGGCAGACGTCAAGGCATATCTCGAAATTCACTAAACGCACAAGGAGGCCCCACACATGGAAGAGACCACAGAAAAGCCCGTCGTCAGTACGAAGGAAAACCCGATCCCGACAGGCCGCGGAGGATGGAGAGGAGGTTTGCGCCCGAAGGTAGCCAAAGGCAGAAAGGCAGTTACAAAAGCAACCTGTCTTTATCCTGAAGAATGGGATGCCCTTGAACAACACGCCGCAAGACTTGGCATTACATCAGCGACCAAGCTAATCGCACAAATTGCCCGACAGTACATCCACCAGAACGCCCCGAAACTTGATCGTTTCAACTCCTGAAATGGAGTTTTAAAACCAAGCCAGTTAAGCGCTCATTTTTTCAGACGCGACGAAGGGCCTTATCCGAACCGGGTACGGCCCTTTTTCCGTGTCCACATACTGGCCGCGTGCTTTGCACTCTGTGCAAACGATCCAAAGACATTTGACGTAGCCGACAACCTGCGTTTTGATCACGCGCACGCAATCCCTTTTGTGGCATACTGGACAAATGGCGATCTTTCGAGGATATCTCATCGTTCTTTTTCTTCGTTTTCTTCCTCGTCCTCGTCGAACCATTCAATTTCAGTGTCATCGTCACTTGCCCGTTGAACGCTCGATTCTTCGGCATCTTCTTCCGGTTCAAGCATCGCCAGCATTTTGTCCTCAAGTTCGCCCTCGCGCCATTCTTTACCGAGGTAACGGATCAGCGTAGCGCAACAGTGCGCGGCTTCTTCGCGTTCCCGGCGTCCGCCTTCACCCTTTGTGACGGCCTGGAGCAATTCGCCGTATTCCGAACCGATCACTCTAAGCGCTTCATCTTTTGAGCGCGCATATTCTTTGTGCTTGCGCCGCGCCTTGATGAGCGTTTTCGAGAGCAGCTTGAGAATCGAAACGCCGTGAAAATAATTGCCGTTGCCGAAAGAACGGCCAACGTCCCGCAGAGACAGGTCCTTGAGCGACTGATAGATATTTTTACGTTTAGGCATGAAACTTACACTCCCTGATTGTTACTTTCCAACCTGATTGAGCGCTGAATATCTTACGGGCAATCAATTCGCAGGCGACAGCATCGTCACCCCAGAACTCGCACCGCGTCAGAGCGTCGAACAACTGCTTCGCCATATTGTCCAAATCCGGTTTCTTTGTTGGCAGGACAAAAAGCCCTAGCATCGATTCTCTGCGTCGTTTTGACACTGACATAGGTATTGACATGCAACAAAGCGTTTCAACGCTTACAGGGCCATTTACCGGCGATTTTGGGGCATATAAGCGCAAGTATCCGTCCAGTTCTTTTTCCCTGTTGCGTTGAGTCTTGTCTTTGTACGAGCCTCCGAACCGTGAGAAACGAGGACGAGCCATGCCGGTTGGTTCGACAGGGATAAAGAACGAAGCGATGATCTCTCCGGTATTCACCATTTTTCCAACCTGCGAATAATTAAATCTGCCACCTTTTCACCAATCACCCACGCCCCGACAAAACAGCAGATGAAGGCGCATATATTCCCGATAATCGTTACCATGCCAATATCTCCCCGCGTTCCGCGTCCGGCAGATGCGCCGTTCTCTGCTCCGCCCGTGAATCGGTGATCTCTCCGAGCCGTACCCCCCAGCGGGCAAGCGCTTCTTTTGCGCGTTGCGTCACTTCCGCCGGAGGATGGTACTCGACGATGCCCGCCATCTCGATGCGCTTGCGCGTCCAGCCCTGGTCTTGCCCGATACGGCAGACACATTGAAAGGCGACATCCCGGCCGTAGTTCGGCTTCCCCGTAGCAACGCGCATGATGATAAAGCCCAAGCCCCCGCATTCCGGGCAGTCGTCGGCATGGGAATGCAGTTCCGGATGCGCCTCAAGGAACTCCGGCCAGAGAACGACGCGAAGCTCCCGGCCGAGGTTCTGCGGCAGCATTTCTCGGTCTTGCAAGCGCTCAAGCGCGAAATCGAAAAAGCGATCCGGCAATCCCTCGACGCGCTGATAAGCAGCCGTGACGACGTGCAGTTGCGGAGCTGGTTTCCCGAAAGTGCCGTAGAGATTCTTCATCCAGCCCAGAAAAGTCTCGTTGTTCATGATTGCCCTCCGGCATGCCTCGCTTTCCATTCAGGCGAACTGGTAATGCGTAAAAACTCCGCCCTTGTTCGCTCCTCCTCCATCTCCGCCCATGACTTCCGCACGGGCGCCGATTCCGGCGAAGCGCGGGCATTGTCCTTGAGCGGGAAGAGACCTTGCCAGCCGTTCAGCACGGACTGATTCACGATCGCCACCTTGAGCGCGTCGTCGGACGCCGCCAGC